ACGACAAAGACTGTTACCGAATATGTAAAGCTAGAAGGTTGGGTAACACCCGAATGGTTGCCTGTAACAATAATGAACATAATCGGTTTTTACTTCGGTTCAGCAGCAATGGCAAGGAGGTAGCGTACAAGATGGCAGAATTAGACACAGACCTTAATTTTCTTACAGGGGACGCTATCCAGACTGCGATAAACGCCTACTCGCCACAAGACGCTTTATTTAGAGCGGTCGTTGAGGCAAGGCAAGCTAGCACCCTACCTGCTATACCAAAGCCAAATATATCCGATAACCAATCTATAGCAGAAGCAATAGCGATGTCAGAAAGTAGTAATAGAGCTAATATTGTAAATAACTTGGGCTTTATGGGAAAATATCAATTTGGTGCAGAACGATTAAACGACTATAAAAAAGATACGGGTGAAAAATTTAATAAAAAAACTTTTTTAGCGTCCCCAGAATTACAAGATAGAGTATTTAAATGGCACGAAAATAATATACACAGCTATATTACAAAAAATAACTTAGATAGTTATATTGGACAGGAAATAAAAGGAATACCTGTCACTTTAAATGGATTAACCGCAGTTGCCCATTTAGGTGGCAATTATGGGATGAAAAAATTTTTAAAATCCGGGGGTAAGTATAACCCACACGATGGCAGAGGCGGCAAAAAAGGTACGTACTTAACTGATTATTTAAAAAAGTTTAACTTTTAGAAATGTGTAAAGTACAAATTTATGTCTGGCAATAGAAAAGTAGGTAACCCTAACCTAAAAAAGGGTGGTCCGTCATTAAACCCAGGAGGTCGGCCTAAGGGAACTAAGAACAAATTAACGTTAATGCAGAATGAGTTAATTGACCAGTTTGCTGGCGAGATGAATAAAGAATTTAAGGCGATTATACAAACTATTATCAAGGAAGCTAAAAAGGGAGATATGACCGCCGCACGGCTTTTAATGGACAGAGCTATTCCAGCCCGTAAAGCTGTAGAACATTATGGTGCAAAAGAGTCTAGTAGCATTGTAATTAACGTACAAGGACTAGACAATTTAGATTTAACTAAACCTGCAGTAGATGCAGAATTTGAGGAGGTAGATAACGATGAAAGACAGACAGTGTAGTGATAAAGCTAACCAAGGGCGCTCTGGCGGTGTTAATAACCAAACGGGTACGCTAAGTGCTGAAATTATGTACGCGGCTAGTAGTGCTGCTGCGACAGTAATACCGGCTAAAGGTACGTCAAACGGGGGTAAATAGGTATGCCAAAAGGTCCGGGAACTTACGGAACGACAAAGGGCAGACCACCTAAAAAGAAAAAGAAGGGAAAGAAAAAGAAGCAGAAGAAGTAAACATATATGGCAACAGAACTTAACTTTCCTTTGCATCCAGCGCAACAAGAAATATTTGCCTCGCCTTCGAGGTTTAAAGTTGTTGGTGCTGGACGAAGGTTTGGAAAGTCACATCTTGCTAGGGTTAAGCTAATTGTAAAAGCGTTAGAAGAAAAAAATGAGTTTGGTTATGCACTACAGGATAAAGCATGTTACTACATTGCTCCTACATTTAACCAGGCTAAAGACATTATGTGGCAACCTCTTAAACAAATGGCGGCTTCGATAACGGAAAAAGTTCGGGAAAACGAAGGAATTCTAACTTTAGTTAATGGTCGGCAAATCCATCTTAAAGGATCTGACCGTCCCGAGTCACTTCGCGGAGTTGGGCTATCGTATGTTGTGATGGATGAGTACGCATTTATGAAAGAAGAAGTGTGGACAGCTATCATTCGACCTACTTTAGCTGATGTTAGGGGAGGAGCTTTATTTATTGGCACGCCAAACGGTAAAAACCATTTTTATGACCTTTTTTTAAATGCTCGTGAAGGGCTAGATGCGGAAGATTGGGAAGCTTGGACGTATAAATCGTTAGATAATCCTTTTCTTGACCCAAAAGAAGTTGTAATGGCTACCAAAGACATGCCAATGGAGTACGTTAAGCAGGAATTTGAGGCTAATTTTTCGTCATTTGGCGGTACGGTCTTTAAATCTGACCTAATAGAACAAGTTGACAAGCCTTTAGGTTCGGGTGACGTGTATATTACCGTAGATCCAGCAGGATACGAAGATGTGAAGGGAGTAGCCCAAGGAAGAACAAAGCGATTAGACGAAACAGCAATTTCAATAGTTGAAATAACGTCTAGTGGGTGGCATTGCCACGATATAATTACAGGTAGGTGGGATGTTAGAGAAACAACGTTGCGTATTTTGCGTACAGCGCAGAAATATAAACCTAAATTGCTAGGTATAGAGCGCGGAGCATTAAAAAATGCGTTAATGCCCTATTTACACGATAATATGCGTAGATTAAACGTATATCCGTATATTGTGGAGTTATCTCACGGTAATCAGAAAAAATCGGACAGGATTGTATGGGCATTACAGGGCCGCATGGAACAGGGAAGACTTACATTTCAACCCGGAGAGTATTTTGACAAACTTAGAGACCAGCTATTAGATTTTCCTAACCCTATGGCACATGATGATATGATTGACAGTCTAGCTTATGTTGACCAAATAGCTGTAACTCCGTATGACATGAACATTAACGAATCAGAAGATACGCAATGGGAACCACTAGACGACGTTAGCGGGATGTAAAAGGATACCTAATGGCAAAAGCACAATTACTTGATGTGACACAATCTCCCGCGATGCAGCAGGAACAAACAGTAGACGATGAGCTAACTGGCTGGATTACATACAAGGTTAACAATTGGGAAAGCGCACGTAACAGTCAGCACGCACAACGATGGAAAGAATACTATCGATTGTGGCGAGGACAACATGCGGGACCAGAAGATAAAATTAGACAGCACGAAAGGTCTAAAATTATTGCACCTGCTTTGCAACAAGCAATCGAATCGGGTGTGTCGGAAATGGAGGAAACTATTTTCCACCGGACAAGATGGTTCGATTTAAAAGACGATGTACGCGAAGAGATTTTTGAAAAAATGCTGATAGAACAAAGTCAGCAACTTCCTCCAGAAGTTATTCAAGAACTAGCTAGAGATGTTGATACAAAACTTGACTCATTAACAACACAACTATTAGAAGATTTTGAGACATATAACGTTAACAAAGCTATATCGGAAATTCTCTTAAATGCTGGGCTATATGGTACAGGTATAGGTAAGATTACGGTAGAACAAATACCTCGCCGTGTGCCTATCACAGGTTCTTTTGGCACTACCTCTGACGTTGCCGTTGTAGACGATATAAAAGTTTCTTTAGCAGCGGTAGACCCTAATGAGTTTGTGATAGATACAGCCGTCACTAATATAAATGACGCTCTTGGAATGGCTCACATATACACAATTCCTATGCACGAAATGATACAGAAGCAGGAACGAGGAATATGGAACGACACGTTAGTTGGAAATTACGATAACGACGAAGATGCCCATCCGACTTTAGACATTTATGAAAGTGACTTTGAAGACAAAGAACATGTAGAGATCATGGAATACCACGGGCTAGTGCCTAAGGAGTTATTCGACGAGTCTAAGACAGTCACTGACCCTCTGGCAGAGTTTGCAGAAAAAAACAGTAATATCGAATACGATGAAGCTGGGGGCATGGTCGAGGCGTTAGTGTGGATAGCTAACCGCTCTATTCTGCTCAAAGCGGTAAAGAATCCTTTTATAATGCAAGACAGATCTTTCGTAGCATTCCAGTGGGATACGGTCCCTAATCGCTTCTGGGGACGTGGAATAGCTGAGAAGGGGTATAACCCTCAGAAAGCTCTAGATGCAGAACTACGAGCACGTATAGATGCTCTGGCTTTAGCAACGTATCCTGTGGCCCTCGTTAACGGAATGATGGCTCCGAGAAACGGAGATTTTGCTATACGACCTGGACGAAACATAATTGTCTCTGGACCTGTTAATGAAGCCATAGCGCCGTTTAAGTTTCCCGGTCCTGATGCACAAAGCTACAGACAGTCGGCAGAATTTGAACGTATGGTTACGGTAGCTACTGGCTCGATAGATACTGCTGCTCCACTAGGCGTAAACCCGCGCAACGAAACTGCGGGTGGTATGTCTATGATGATGGGAGCTATGCTTAAAAGAGCAAAAAGAACGTTAAGAAACATGGAGTCTGAGTTCTTAGATCCTTTAATACACAAAGTTGCACATCGATATATGCAGTTTGATACGGAACGTTACCCGGTAGCTGACTATCGTTTTCGTGTTCACGGTGCCTTAGGTGCACAAGCTAGAGAGTTTGAGATAGCACAGCTAACACAACTTATGCAGTCTACTCCACCTAACTCTCCTGCGTATTATTTGCTACTTAAAGGGGTTATTAAAAACTACAACATTGAGGATAAAGACCAACTCGTACAACTTGCGGAGGGATTTTTGCAGCAGTCGCTTAACCCACCAGAACCGCAACCAGATTTTGAAGAGCAGGTTAAATTACAAGCACAAGCTCTACGCGAAAAAGAATTTATGTACAAGATGTCGAAAGGCAAAATGGAAGAGGCGCGTACTAAACTTGAAGTTGAAGCAGAGGCAGAAAGAGATAGAGGAGAAGCTATTTGGAATCAAAGCGAGGCAGTACTTAATGTAGAGAAATCGCAAACTGAGCGTATGAAAGCAGAAGCTGACTCAGCCTTGAAGTTTGCACAAGCAGCAGAAAGATTGGCAAATGGCGAACGTCCTGAAGAGTACCTAGCTTTAGTAGACGCTATTAAGTCATCCTTTAGCACGGCTACGCAGGACATGCAAAGAGAAGTACGTAGGACTATGGAAGACAGCTTACTACACTTGTCCACTCGGCAAACAATGTTTCCAATTCCCGGTAGTAACAGTATGCAAGAAAAGCTAGATGCATTACTTCAACAAAGCCAAGGACAGGAGCAACTTCCCGAGGAGCCAATAGATGAAGGCCCAATGCAGATAGAGCGTGATCAAAATGGTCGAGTTATTTCAATTGGTGGGCGACCAGTTACACGCGGCGACAATGGTGAATTGAGTGGAGTTGAATAATGCCCAGTACACATACATCTAATTTAAATTTAGAAAAACCTGCTGACGGAGAGCAAGGGGGTGAATGGGGAACCACTATTAATTCTAACATGGAATTAATTGATGCTGCGGTTGCAACTAAAACGGGTGCTGAAACACTTACAAACAAAACATTAACTAGTCCCGTTTTAAATACAGGCGTTTCTGGCACAGCTATCAAAGATGAAGACAACATGACTAGTGATAGTGCTAGTCATCTTGCAACACAGCAAAGTATTAAAGCATATGTAGATTCGCAATCTGCTTCAGAAGAAGAAGTTGAAGACATTGTTGGAGCTATGACAACGAGTAATACAGAGACAGGGATAGCAGTAACTTACCAAGACGCTGACGGAACATTAGACTTTGTAGTTTCAGACACCACAGTTGCAGGAGACTCAGGAAGCACAGGCATAACGCCCGGTGATACGTTAACAATAGCTGGTGGGGCTAATATTACCACAGCTATGAGCGGAGATACTTTAACAATAACTGGCAGTGCTTCCGGCGCGGTAGCGGATTTAGATATTGACGGTGCAACAGACATTGGC